GACACCAAACCAGCCGTTAGTGCCGCTGTACCTACCCCAACGGCCGAGCCAAACGAAGCGACGCTGGCATAATATGCGGCCGGTTTCCATGCCATTTCTAATAGTTTAGCTTGTGTTACGGCCATTGCCGTTGCAGTTGCGGCCAATGACTTACTTAGTGCCGCCGCCATCATTTGCTCAATCCTCATACGTACATATGTCTCAACAATCGCTTTAGCAACGTCCCGCATTGCTTGACCAAGGCTCTTGGCGCCCATGATTGCGCTAGTTAGGCCCGCCGATAGACTTTGATACGCCGTCTGGTACATCTCAGCAATAATAGCCATGTCGCTACGCTCCGCCGCTAACCGCATCTCACGGTAAGTATCGATCATAGCCTGCTGGCCCTCTAATTGCGCTAAAAACGCCGCATTTTTCTCATCAAGCAGTTGGACATACGACTGAAGATCATAAGCATTACGCGCCTGCCGTAGTTCATCTTCCAGCGCGGCGCCGGTCATTACATACTCTTGAATTTTTTGTTGTTTTTCGCGCTCAACCTCTAACTCCCGTTCGGCCCTAGCTTTGGTTAAGTCGAGTTTCCCGTCCTCGGTGATTTTGTAGTCAATGAGTGATTTATCCAACGCATCTTTGATAATTTCGCGCTGGTGCTCAGTGGCCGTTTCCCATTTCGATTGTAGATCTGTGAAAAAGTCATCAATAGCCTTTAGATTATCGGCAGCCTCTTTGTTAATATTGTATAGCCCTGCGTCCGCACCCTTGAGGCTGGAGCTTTTTTCCAATATACTGCGCCAACCATCAGCGATGCTTTGCATGATATTGCGAGCACCCTCGGCCTCGCGCTGCAATATCTTACTCCTGCGAGCGCTATATACAGCCGCAATCCGTTCTTTGTCCCTTTCATAATTCTCATTAGCGGCCTTTGTTTCCTCCAATGCGGCCAATTGCTCAGCCCGCCAGATGTCGAGTTGTTCAAGTTCAGTTTTAGTGGTATGCACCCATTCGCGTTCAATGGATTCGCTGACCCGTTTGGCTTTTTGTTCAAACTGTTCAAGCCTTTGCCGCTCTTTTGCCGCCTCTTTTGCGGCATTGCCGCCGCCGATGCCAACGCGAGGAAGCGTTGTTGGCTTTGGAGCGTTGCTAAGATTTGGCGTGCCACTAAGACCGGTAAATGTTTTTTTAATTTCCTTCGTTGACGCCACAATGTCTTTTACGCCGCCAGTAAGTGAATCTTTGGCTTTGCTCCATGCCTCGGATATTGCCTTGCTGGCACCCTCGCCACGTTTAGCCGCCGCCTCAGCCTCGGCACCGACAGACGCCAACGAAACAGACACATCGTTTAACCAGCCAGCCGCGGCTGACGCCAGCCCCCCACCGAACAAGTTAAATATCGGTTGCAAAGCGCGCAGTACCGCTTGTACACCGGACAGTACGATTACCTTAATTTCAGCCCATTTTTGCTGAGTGTAGGCTACAGCCCGGGTCCAAGTATTGCTGAATAGATCGCCAAGCGGCGCCCATGCCTGCCAAATTACCCATGCTACCGCGCCAAGTGCCGCGCCTGCAGCGATAAACGGGGCCAATGGCGCTATGGCCCCCCAAGCCGCAACCGTAAATGAATACACGGCGGGAATTGCGGCTGTCACTAAAGCCCCAGCAACCGCAAATATCGCCAGGCTTAACTCCTTCGGAATTAAATCTTTTAATGCCTGATTGATACCCGACTGTTTGACATAGGCCGCGAAGGTTGACAGGTAACCGGCAAGCTCCTGCATATGTCCTTTAATATTTAGCTTGTCGGTTATCTGCTTACCGGCCTCACGCATGACAGCAGCGACATTATCAGTAATGGTCTGATACAGACCAGGTATTTCCTTTGCCTGCTGTTCCATGCCGCCTTTAAAATCCCGCTGCATGCCTAAGAGGATTGCATTGATACCTGTTTGTGCGTCAACCGCGCCTTTGGATACCTTATCCATTACCTCGGCGATTGACATGTCCATACTATCGGCGAGGTATTGCCAAGCATTGACGCCAGCTTCCGCAAGTTGCATAACCTCTTCTGCTTGGACTTTGCCCTTAGCCGAAATTTGGGAGATAGCAGTTACTATGCGGTTAATGCCTTCTTGTCCGCTGCCAAGCATCCCGGCCGCATCCCCGATTGTAGTCATAATCGGGATAATGTCCTCTGCGGCAAATCCAAAAGCAAGTAGCCTTTTGGCCGTCTCCTCCAAGCCCCTTAATTCAAAAGGCGTTTCTGCCGCAAATTGAGATAAATCTGCTAAAAAGGCCTTGGCTTTTTGGCTATTACCTAGAAGTGTCGCAAAAGCCTTTTCAGTTGCTTGCATATCCCCGGCCATTTTGACGCTTGCGGCCCCAACAAGGCCAAAGGCGGCCGCTAATCCAGTAAGGATTCCAGCGGCCGCTTTTGACGCGCCTAACGCCTCGGGACCAAACGCTCTTTTTATTTGTCGCTGAGTTGCGGCAAGCTCCTCCCGCAAGCCCTTGCTGTCGGCCCCAATTTTAACGAGCAATTCAGCTATAGTTGCGATTTTAGCTTACCCCCTTAGTTGAGGTTAAACAGTTCCTTCAAATACCGCTCATCTTGCTCCCTGTCGTGTGGTTTTTTCTTTTCCAGTAGCGGTTCTAACAACTGTTTGGGAGTTATAGGCCGCTTTAACGCCTTGCCGGCCACGTTCATCAGGTTGCAAACAAAATACGCCATTAATGTCTCTTGCCGTTCTCGGCGCCAGTTATACCCCTCTAACAACACATAAAATTCGTGAGGTTGTAATCGTTCAAACTCCCGGGGTTTTAACTCAAGCGGGCCGTATGCTATCGGCTCAGCCCATTCCAACCAATCAGAAAAGCTAAAGACGGCCCGCCCGTCCTCTATCCGTTTTTTTCGTCGTCGTCGTCCACCTTCTTCGTGATTTCCTTACCAAATATCCCACTAAGCATGATAGCCTTAATAATCGGGATTGCAATGTCGTTAATGCCGCCGCCGGCTTCTAAATACTTTTCAATTTTTTCAGCGAAAAACATAGGCGTTGCTTTGTTATAGTGGTGTTTTAAGCCAATGGACAAGGCAGTTAGGCAAAAGTTAATGCCAGCTTCTTGCTTTTGAACCAACTCAACGATAGACATCCCCATCGCTTTTTCCAATTCTGCCAACCGCAAAATATCAAAGTAAATATATTGATTCGGCTCAAATAACTCGAACGGTACGGTTTTTCGCATATCCATCCCCCCAACACAAAATTACAAAATCGGGTGGCGTAATTGCCGCCTGATTATGGCTCAGTTTTTAGATCAGACAAAGGCCCGGTACCCTCGAGCGTGCCGGAAACTGACGCCTCACCGTCGTGCGGCGTGTCAATGCTCAGTTCAGTAATAGCCGCCCAACCGTCACGATATTTGCCGTCCGGGTATTTAAATTTTACATGGACCTCCTTGCCCTCGTTAAATGCGGTTTCAAGAGCCTCTACTCCGGCATCCTGCAACAGTACTAAACCATCAAGGTCAATGCTCCAGCTACGTAAACCGGCCCTCGTGGACTTCCAACCGCCGCTTGTCTTGTGGGACACGTCAACCGAGTCTGCAGAACGTTTTAGTGAACTGTTCCGCTGCCCACCAACTAAAGTCCAGTTCGGCGTTTCAACTGTGCCGGTGTTGACATACAGCAAAAAGTCCTTGCCAACACAAGCAGCGCTAGGAGACGGATTATTCGGTAACGTTATAGACATTTGCTTAACCTCCTATATTTTGTATTTTGGCTACGAAGGTTATAACGCCCCTGTAGCCATATTCATCCTCGGGGAATGCCTCGAAAAAGTCAATATCTTGCGACATTACCCTAAAACCATCAGCGGACAAATCTAACGGCACCGTGGTCAAAACATTAATAACGTCATTAGCGATTTCATTCACCTCGGCTTTGCCATTGTACTGTGACCAAATATGTAGCTGCAGCGACACATCAGATATATCCACCGCTTTGCTACCGTTGGTCTTACATGTAAAGGCCCCGAGCGTTATGTACGGCGGCGCGGCGCTCTCGGAAACATCATCATAGACAGGGGCGGTTTGGTATTGGGTTAACGCGCTGTATATGGCCTTTTGCAGCGCGTTTAATGGTATTCGCCTCACGATGTCCTCACCGCCTTGGCGATCTCGCTGATTAGGCGCGGCTTTTCCTGTTCATACGCCGGTCGCATAAACGGCCGCGGCGCTCTAGCGGGAATACGCGCTTCTTTCGCATAGCGCCTGATACCAAACTCATCGATGGTGAGCGCTTGCTTCCTCTTTGGTCTGACCACCGCCGGCCCAGCACCAAATTCAACTAGGTGGGCATGCGGTTTCCGGGCCCGGACCGTACCAACGATAGTCTTTTTGTCAAAACCGGTGCGGATAGATTTTTTCAGACCGCCGCTGTCAACCGGTACCCGCTGCCGGGCCTCCTTGCCGATGGCTTTGGTTGAATTGGCCACAGCATCCTCGATTCGTGCGGCGGTTTTGCCATCGTACTTGCTTATATTGTCCAGCGCCGTTTTTAACTCAGGCACACTAAAATTAACTCTAAACGGCCGGCTCATTTGACCAGCTCCCGGCAAATCATTACGGTGGATTCACGGCCATAATCATAGGCATGTTCAACGGTGAACGTTCTGTTGCGGTACTCCACACGCCACCCCCTGCGCACATCCTCCCTGTACCGTATAGCAATCTC